CAGCAGATCTGACCCAGCAGCAGGCGCTCACCGTCGCGCTCAGCAAGCGGCACGCGACGCTCCCGGCGTGAGGCTCCTGCTACTTCTGCGCAGAGCCCATCGAGGGCTCTCTGCGCTTCTGCGATGCCGACTGCGCGGCCGACTGGGAACGCGCCGAGGCCGCGCGCAGGCGGGAGGGCGGGCGATGAGCGATCGATACCTCGCTGGCCAGGCCGAGTGGCGGGATCCCAAAGCAGACGCGCCGCCGACCGCGACCAAGCTGCTGCTGATGAACCCGAGCGGCATCGCCGTGTTCGGGCACTTTGATCCGCGCTGGTGCGTGGCCTGGGCGCCGCTGCCGCGTAAGCCTGAGTGGCTGAAGGACAAACTGAGTGAAAGGGCAAGCAATGAGTGAGCAGGTGCGCCGCGCGAAGCGCGGCAGCAAGGCCGAGGAGTTCAAGCAACTGCATGAGGACGTGGCGCAGTTCCTCGAGGACTACCGCGAGCTGCGCGGCGCGGCGATCGCGCTGGTCGAGCGCAAGGGCAATTACCAGTGCGAGTACTACCGCAGGTTGATGCGCGCGCTTGGCGGGTACGGGGCGAACGCGGAGGAGGCGCAATGATCAGCACAGAGAACATCGGGCCGGTGCAGGCAGGGATCCCGCTGCCGCCCAAGCCTGGCGCGAAGTCGGCGCCTGTGCGCGCGGCGATCGAGGAGCTTGAGGTCGGAGAGTCGAGGCTGTTCAGCGGCGTCTCGAGCCGCAAGCTGCAGTACACGGCGTCAACGGTGCGCAAGGTGCTCGGGCGCGCGTTCGCGGTCAGGCAGATCGGGGATGTCGTGCGGGTGTGGCGGACGCGATGAGCGAGCACGAAGCCGAAATGAAAGGCCGGGTCGATGAGCTTGAGGCAGAAGTTGAGAAGCTGGAAGCCGAGGTCGAAAGGCTGAGGGAGGAATTGGCGCGGCTGACGAAGTTGCCGTCTCCTCCGCCGCTGTGGGGCAAGGGATGCCCTGTGTGTGGTTTGGGTGCGCGTGGCACAGCGACCGGCTACGTCTGCCAGCGCGGCGACTGTCCGACTCGCGTTACTTGCGGGGAGACGAAATGACCCGCGACGAGATCATGACGTTGGCAAGGGAGGCAGGATTCACGATTGAAGGACCGCACATCTGCACAGAAGACCGAGATGGCGTCATTGGCGAAGAATTAGATCGTTTCGCTGCTCTTGTTGCCGCTGCCGAGCGTGAGGCGTGCGCGAAGGTGTGTGACATGCTGCCGATGTACGGCCCAGACGACGAAACGGCGGATTGGTATGGCTACGCTCTATCTGACTGCGCAAAAGCCATCCGCGCGCGGGGGCAAGCATGACTGACCGCGAACTGCTGGAGTTGGCTGCGAAGGCGGCGGGGTACGGCGATGTGTGGTCGCTCGATGAACACCCAGACGTTACCTACATCGGCCCACGCTACGACGGTGGGACTGTGCGCTATCGAGTCTGGAACCCCCTCACCGACGACGGCGATGCGCTGCGGCTGGCGGTGAAGTTGCGAGACTTGACCATTGATATTGGGCCGGACTGCGCTGTCGTGGAGTGGCATCGAAGCGATGCGAGTGGAAAGCGTACAGCGACTGAGCTTCACGGCCCTGACCCCTACGCCGCCACCCGCCGCGCAATTGTGCGTGCTGCTGCTGAGATTGGGAAGGAGACGGAATGAGCAACCAACCTGAAGCGTTGCGGCTGGCTGACACGCCTTTTGCTTTGCGCGACGGTCGTTGGAACTTTGATGCTGACGACGAGCTACGCCGGTTGCACAACGAAAACCAAGCCGCGCATGCCGTAGGCATACAGCAAGAGCGCGAAATGATGGCGCTAGAAGCCGAGGTCGAGAGGCTGCGGGAGGCGTTAGAGTGCATAGCTACTGCTAAAACAATGGAAGACTACGAGTATCGGTATCTAGCTTTGGCCGCACTGAAGGAGCCGAAATGACCGCGCCTCCAGCCAAGCAACAGCCGATCTGCCAGCGCTGCCGCAGGGCGATCGCGGTCACGCGCGTCAAGACCATGCGCGGCCAAGTTCAGCACGCGTGCCAGGCCTGCGCGGACAAGCGCGCAGAGTCGGGCTTCAGGAAGCAAACGTTGCATTGAGCAGTTCCCACCGCAGTACCACCACAAGGAGATGCAAGCATGGAAGCATTCGTCATCGATCACAACGTGCCGATCCCGCCCGCGCGCAAGGGGCCAGAGGTCAAGTTCCCGTTCGCGCTGCTCGGCATTGGCGACTCGTTCTTCGTGCCTGGCGAGCGCAACAAGGTCTCGAACGCGGCGCACCAGTACGCGAAGCGGAACGGCGTGAAGTTCACCGTGCGCAAGCAGCCCGACGGGATCAGGGTCTGGCGCGTGGCGTGAGGTTCTGAACGCGTCGGCAGTGCTGTAGGCCCGGGGTGACCCGGGCTTTTTGTTGGGCGGGTCATTTGGGACGTTGCACGGGAAGTGGGACATCATGGGTTAAACCCTGCCTTCCGATGGGAGAATCGGGGCTCCACTGACAAGGGGGTCCAAATGGAAGTAACCATCGAAAAGGGCGTGCCCGCTCCTGATTCCATCTCCCACGGGCGCCGCCTGAACTACCCGCTCGACAAGATGGATGTCGGCGACTCGTTCTTCATCACCGGAGACATCAAGCTGCTTGCGCGCGCGGCCGAGAGCTGCCGAAAGTACGGGCTGCGGAAGGGGCGCAAGTACACGTCCAGGCGCGAGAACGGAGGTCTGCGCGTCTGGAGGCTGGGTTAAAGGCTGATTGATCCGGGCATTCTTCCCGGACACGCCAGCCGGACATCTCGGGAAGGTTGACGCATCCGTGGACACCGCGGCATTGCCGGGGCCGGACATCTCGGGAAACACCCCTAGGGTTTCCCGATCCGTCCGGGGCTGCCCGGACATTTTTGACAGATCGTAAGAAATGGCACGCTGGCTGACAGGTTGGCGAGCCGAGGGATCTTGTGGAAAAATCGGGGGCATGATGATCGAGCAACGAGAGAACCTGTATCGAGCGCTGGCCCTCGCGGTCGGCGGGGGCGCGTGATGAGCGAGGCATCGCCCGCGCTCATGGGGCTGAAAGAGCTCGCGGGGCGCGCGAACGCCCGCGCTGAAAGAGCGCGCGGAAAGGGAGCCCTGACCGCCGCGATGGAGCAGGCCAAGTTCAAGCCTGGCGAGCGGCGCACCGGGCGCCAAAAGGGAACGCCGAACAAGGTCACTCAGACGATCCGGGAAGCGATCGAGATCGCCGCGAACGAGTGCCATCCGCACGGCTTCGCGGGCTGGCTTGTGGACCGCGCTCGAGGCGGCATCGAGGATCGCAAGATCTTCGCCGGGGTCGTGTCGCGCGTGGTGCCGCTCCAGGTCAATGCCAAGTCCGAGGGCGTGGTGCGCATCGAGCTCGGCTGGCTGAATGGCCGCGATGTTGGCAGGCATTTGTCACAATCGCCGGGCGAGCGCACGCAAGTGATTGATATCACGGCGGAACCGGCTAGCAGCCCACTGATTAAAGATCAGAGTGCCGATGCGCAGGCGCCGGATGCCCAGGCAGCAGGGCAGGCAGGCGAGCAGGAGTGACCGCAAACGGCATCAGATCGACGCAGGAGCGCGCGAGCAGGGCGAGGTGAGGCAGGGGTAGCAGGCAGGGCTCGCAATCGCTCCTGCGCCCTCCTGGCCGACCCCCACCCCCCCGTCAAACGGCAGGCGGGGGCCCGGGGCAAGCGAGGGAGCCCTCCCCGAATCCCCAGCACTACCCCCCAAATTTTTTTTCACTCCCTAAAAGGGACTCTGTGGCCAAGCGCACGCAAGCACGCAAAGAGGCAATCGCATCCGGTGCCGCGCATTACTTTACGGGTCTGCCGTGCGACAACGGTCACGTCGATCGTCGGCTCACAAGCAACGGGCAGTGCCTGAGCTGTTGCAGGGAGAAAGTTGCGCGCAAGCGCCAGGCCGCCAAAGCCGCCAAGGCTCCGCAGCCGATCTCAGCTCGCAAGGCTGCGCAGCAAGCGGGCTTGATTCGATACACCAGCGGGAAGCCGTGCGTGCGAGGGCACGTTGCCGAGAGGTTCACAATTAACGGGCAGTGCGTGTCGTGCTGCACTGAAGCACAGGCGCTGTCTTTGAAAAACAATCCGGAGAAGCACCGGGCAGCGACTCGGCGTTGGCAGGTCAACAACCCGGAGAAAACAAGGGCTTTGAAGCGTCCCGCCAGCGCAAACCGCAGGGCGTCTCAATTGAAGCGTACGCTGCCCTGGCTGACTGATGCTGATTTTGCTCGAATCAAGGTCAAGCACGCTGAAGCTGCGTGGATGACTAAGCATACGGGCATCCGGCACGCGGTCGATCATGTCTATCCGCTGCAAGGCAAGCTGGTATCTGGGCTGCATGTGCCACAGAACATGCGCGTGATTCCAATGCGAGAGAATTCTCGCAAGAACAACAAGCTGCCCGCGGTCGAAAGGCTTCCCCTGTGAGATTGCAGGAGTACACCCCGCGCGCCTGCTTTCTGCGTTTGCACAACAGGAAGGAGCGCTGGGCGGTTGTCGTTGCGCATCGACGCGCCGGAAAGACCGTCGCGATGTGTGCCGACTTGGTCATTGGCGCGCTCGAGTGCGCACTGCCGCGGCCCCAGTTTGCTTACCTTGCGCCCTTCCGAGACCAAGCTAAACGCGTCGCTTGGGGTTATCTCAAGGAATTGACCAAGGATTACTGGACGAAAGAGCCCAACGAGAGCGAGCTGAAGATCTTCATGCGCTCGCACACAGGCGAGGAGGCCACGATCTTTGTTGCGGGCGCGGACAACCCTGACGCGTTGCGAGGAATCTACGCAGACGGCGTTGTCATGGACGAATTTGGTGATACGCGCCCGACTGCTTGGTACAGCGTGTTGCGTCCGGCGCTGTCGGATCGTCAAGGTTGGGCCGTGTTCGCAGGTACCCCGCGCGGGAAAAACCAGTTCTGGAATATTCGCGAGGAGGCCAGGCTGAACCCCAACACCTACCTTCTGCTCGAGCTCCCTGCGTCCAAGACAGGCATCTTGCCGGAAGAAGAACTCCGCGACGCTCGGGCGCAAATGACGCCGGAGACGTACGAAACAGAGTATGAGGTCAGTTTTTCGGCAGCGATTCCCGGAGCGTACTGGGCAAAAGACATCGAACGGGCGTACGCAGAAGGCAGGGTTGCAAGGTTTGAACTTGACCGCGAGTTCCCGGTGCACATGGTCGCGGACCTGGGGTACACCGACTCCTGCAGTTGGTGGGGCTTTCAAGAGACCCCGGACGGGCTGCGGATCGTGGAGCACTACGAGCGGGACAACGAGCCGATCGCGCACTACATCGACTGGCTCAAGAAGCGCCCGTACAAGGTCGGCCAGGTCTGGTTGCCCCACGACGCGCGGGCCAAGAGCCTGCAGACGGGCCGCAGCATCATGGAGCAGTTCCTCAAGGCCGGGATCACGCCGCGGCTGGTCCCGGAGCTGTCGCTTCAGGACGGGATCGAGGCCGCGCGGCAGATCCTGCCGCACTGCTGGTTTGACGAGGGCGCCTGCTACGAGGGCCTGGAGCACCTGCGGGCGTACATGCGGGAGTGGGACGAGCGGACGCAGACGTACCGGAACCGCCCGAAGCACGACCAGCACTCCCACAGCTCTGACGCGTTCAGGTATCTGGCGCTTTGCGCGCGCCCGGTTGCGAAAAGCACACCGAATGGCGGTAAAATCAAGGGGCCAGCGGTGCGCGCACTGCACTCCTTTTCTTTGTCGGATATTTGGGACACCGCGCCGAAGCAAAGCACAAGGATCGGATGATGGAGCGACTCGAGTCAGGCGCAGAGACAGCAGGCGGCGCGATCACCGCGAACCCGCGCCTGATGGCGCAGGCTTTGCGCGCTCGCCGGGCGTTCGATCGTCCGGCTCCGGCTCAGGGTGCGCGAGGCGCGCTCGACTACGCGGCAGGCGTGACCGCGGGAATCCCGGTCATCGGCGACTTGCTGGGGCTGGGCCGCGACGTTGCGCAGTTCCAAGCGGAGCCCGAGAGCCGCACGCCGATGAACGTCGGGCTGGCCGCGCTCGGTCTGATTCCGTTTGTGCCGCCTGCGGTGTCGTACGGGCTGGGCAAGTTCGCCAAGTCGCGCGGCGTGGAGATCGCACCGCCGCCGTCAGGGCCTGCGGCCAGCCAAGCCGGAGCGATCGTTTACCACGGCTCGCCGCACCGATTCGACCGCTTTGACAGCAGCAAGATCGGCACGGGCGAGGGCGCGCAGGCGTACGGGCATGGGTTGTATTTTGCTGAGTCGCCGGAGGTGGCGAAAAGCTACGCCCCGCGCGACCCAAATTACGAAGCCAAGCTGCTGCGCATGTATCAGGACATGGAGCGTAGACGCAACTACGACTCTATGGAAGTTCTTGAATCAGCAATGATGCACAAGACGCCCAGCGAGCTGCGCTCTCAGTACGGCAAAGCGGCTGAGCCGGTGATCAAGCAGATTGAGCGCATCCCTCAAACAAAAGGTGGCTTTTACAACGTAGACCTCCCCGACCCCGCAATCGCCAGGATGCTGGATTGGGATAAGCCACTAAG